ACCACCAGATGCGTTTCTAAACGCTTGTTTAACTCTACAATAATTTGGCGATTGTGCTTGATTCCATATAACATAGTCTCTCCTATCACCAGATGCTTGTAATGTGACAATAGAGTTTCCACCAGCTTTTGCTTTCAACACACCATTAACTCTCCAAAGTCTCCAATCTTGGCCATTAGTACCAGAATTAGATTGGGCACTTGTATTAGAAGAACCATTCCAGTGTTTTACGTTTCCTTGATTGTTTGAATTATTGTTTTGAAACTCATATGCATGATAACCAGCATTTTGTCCAACACCATACATCCACTCTGGGTCATCTAAATCACTAAATCCAGCAGAGTCAGCAATGTATATACCAGCCCATCCCCACAAATAACTAGGTTCAACGATAATGGTAAAATCACCATGTCCAGTTGAACCTTGAATTTTTGCAACTCCAGCCGGGCCGTTATTACCGTTTTGCATATTAATTCTTGTACCATATTCATCAATGAGTGTATAACCATAATTTAGACTATTAGCGTAGTGGGGTCTAGTCCATCTTGGAGCAAGTTCTTGGTCATGGTCAGCACGCTTAACTAAACTAACAGAAGAGTTTGCAATTTTACTTTTGGTGACTCCAGATGTAAAATGAGTTGTTATATCCGTACCAGCTGCAAGGGCATTTGCACTCATTTCAAATGTGGTTGAATTTGTGATTGATAAAACCTTTGCACCAGCAGGAATTCTACCACCCAAGTGGTCTGGATTTAAAGTAGCACTACCATGTGAATGATACATTTCCATACCCACCACAAGACTTGATGTAGATGCTGTTGTAACGGTTGCATCAGCATTAGTATAAGTACACGCTAAATGTAATGAAGTTGAATTTTCAATATTATCCGATTTAACTTCACCAGTACCAATCTTTGCACCAGTGACAGCGTTGTCAGCAAGTTTTGCAGATGTTACTGCATCAGCAGCAAGTTTTGCAGTTGTGATTGAACCGTCAGCAATATCAGCAACAACTGCACCAGCAGGAATTTTTGCAGAAGTTACTGCATCTGCAGCAATCTTTGCAGTTGTTACAGAGTTACTTGCAAGTGCATTTGCACCAAGTGTATCAATAGCCATTGTCTATCCCTTAATGTAATTGTACCCAGGCACCACCAGCGTATGCTTCGATTTTACTTGTGGTACTATTGTATACTACCATTCCGTTTGCAGCAGACAACGCATTACGTTGAGTTGTTGTAACTGTGTTTAGTTTCGCTGCACCAGCAGTACCAGTAATCTCAAGGGATGTTCCACTAATTGCTGTACCTGTAATTGCAGCAGGAGTGTTTGCACCAATGATTGCAGCATCAATAGCACCACCATCAATGTCTGGGGTGTTAATGTCTGGTGAAGTCAAAGTCTTGTTGGTAAGTGTATCCGTAGATGTTCTTGCAACAAGTGTATCTGCACCAGATGGAATTGTAACCGCACCACCATTAGTAATAGTAGCAATAGTTGGTGCAGTCAAAGTTTTGTTAGTAAGTGTATCAGCAGATACCAAACTTACTAATGTAGAACTTGCACCAGCAGGAAGTAACATTGTGTTTGTTACACCAGCACTATGTGGTTGTGCCATAATCTTTTGACCATGAGAGTTTTGTTCACAGTTCAGAGTGATTGCACCAGAGTTTGAACCACCACCTTGAATTTCTACCACTTGGTTTGCAGCAGTAATTTCTAATTCACCAGTTGCGTTTTGAATACCTTCAGTAGTAAGTGTAGTGATTGTTGCTGAGGTTTGAGTTCCACCAACTACGCCAGTAATGTCTGGTGCGGCTAATGTAACCTTTGTTGCGTTGGCGCTGATACCAGATGATAGTGCAGAGCCTGTACCAAGTAGAGTGTAAACTTCTACAAAGTTGTCATTAATCTTGTCTCCACCAGTTCTGAGGTCATCACCAGTACCGTCATTAGCGGAAGAACCAAGACCAAGTGCTTGATATGCCATTTTATTTTTCTCCTGTTAGAATCTTTCTTCTATTATTTATAAGGGTGTTTACCCTATGTCAAAAGTTTTGTTACTATTATCAAAGGTAAACCCAGATGAGCTAAATCTTTCTAATAGTGGTATATTGAATGAATTATCAAACTTATTTATACCACTGTCAAACGATATATTTGTATCACTGAAGTCAGTATTATAGTTTCCACCAACATCTCTTGGAACTGCATCCCCACCAGAACCATCAAACTTAGTAGATGAACTATCAAAGGTTATGCCAGTATCACTCATTAATGTAGTGAACACTGTCTCATCGAATGTTTCCCTAGTTGTATCAAATCTGATAAAGTTATTATCAAATGCATTTACTCTTGCACCACCAGAGATATTGATTTCGCCAGGCGGTGGTACATTAATTCTTGTTGTAAATGCAGCCTGAGGTATTCTTATATCATTACCATCAAATGCAACTGTATTTGAATCAAACTTGTTTGTCGAACTATCAAATGTCTCGGCAGAATCTGTTGCAGTAGATACTTGATTAATTCTGAAATGTTTGAACTGTTCAATGTTATAATATGCTCTGTCGTTATTACCACTTCTTGCTTGTCTTCTAAAGTCTGGATAGTGTGCAAGGTCTGAGTCTGTTAACATTGGTTCAACTGCAAAGGCATACTTTGCAAGGTTCTCAAGAGTTGACCCAATACCCAAGTTTGCGTTTGCACGAATAACACCAACAGAGATTGTGTTTATTCTTGTAAGAGTAAGGTCACGTTCAGTGTTAGATAAAATTGCGTCAGACCCAACTGAAGGTGTTGCACGAACTGAAGTTCCATCGTCCACTGTACCAAGTCTTCTACCGAAGATAGTAGTAAATGCAGTAGTAAGAAGTGATGCAAGTTCTGGAGTGAATGAACCTTCTGGTACACTAAGGTCACCAGCAGTAAACGCATTAACACCAGCAGTTACGGATGTAACAATTGAAACCTCACCAAACACAGCCCAACCAGCAGGGTGGACAGTTCTCTTGATTGCGTTTCTCCAAGTGTTAATTGATTCACCAACTCTTACCACATATGAATAATCTTGATAATAGTTTGAGTCTTGAATTCTCATAACATCAGATGAAACCTTACCACGTTCAGTTAAGAACTCACCACTTGTTGTTGCAATAGTTCCAACAGCAGGGGTAATAGTTGCAGCATCAACCTGTACGATAGTTGCACTTGCACCAGAGGTTGCAACTGTATTACCGTTTGACAGATTTGCAGTTGTGTTAATAGAGAGTAATTGTCTTGTACTATCAAATGCAGTAACCGTACCTGTATGTGAAGTTAATGCATCACCAATAGAAAATGTTCCAGAAATATCTTTAATGACGGCGTGTCTAAATGCACTAAAAGTTGGTGCAGAAGAATAGTTGAAACCAAAGTTTGTTATCTCAACATCTTTAATAGAACCAATACCAGAGTTTGAAACTGGTAGAACTTTACCACCGCTACCAGACGTTGTGCTAATACTTGAAACGGTTGGAAGTTTTGTATAACCAAATCCACCATTGATTAATCGAATGTCTGTGATAGAACCTTTCTCTGCACTAACACTCAAGTCAACAAATGTCTGGTCTTCAAGAACTATTTTAGTTCCATGATAAGTATCGTTCATGAAAGACTGAGTTCCATCTTCTAGAACAATGTGGTCAGTCAGTGACATTCCATATGCAGCAACGTCACCTGTCTCTGGTGCTACTGCACCACCAACAACTTTAACTTCAGCAGAAATACCAACACCATCAGTTCCAGTATTATCAAAGTTAATTGCATCACCGATTGCATAGTTTGAACCAGCATCGTCAATCTCAACACTAGTAACTCCACCAGAGCCAACTGTGTTAATTATTGCAGTTGCAGTTTGAGAACCAGCAGATGCAATGTTGACTTGTTGTCCAACAGTATAGTATTGTCCTTCATCTGTTGCAGAAACATCTGCGTCTGCAATGACAGAAAGTATTGTAAGAGAAACGTCTTGGTCAGATACATTTGAAATACCTTGAATGGTTTCACCAGCAACGAATGTTCCTGTTTGCGTATCTATGTCAATCTCAACCTCAACAATGTCAGTAAACGCTTCACGAATACCAATGGTTGATACAGGGATTGCAGTTGCACCAGAAGTAACACCAGTAATTGTTTGACCAATTAACTCGTCAGCATTACCAGCAGTTTCGGTGACACGCATGATACGTTTAGTAGTCCAAGTACCATCAGAGGCTCTAAGCATCTGTTCGTTTGGATATGATATAACTGCATCATCATTAAATAAAAGTCTGAAGAATAACTCATGACCTTTTCGTGTACCCTTTGAAATGTAAAGGTCACGAATGTTCTTTGTAAGTTTTCTTTTGTCAACACCAGCGGCAAGGTTATCAACCATACCATCCAAGAATGCATCTCTAAAATTATCAAGAAATTTAAAGATGGTTGAGTCTACGTTTGCGAACTCAAGAAGTTGTTGAATATTTTGTACAGGGTTTGCTTTGTATGTTTGGATTGTTCCAGATGAATTAGAAACTGAACCGTTAACAGTCTCACCCAAGATGAATTGATTTTGAGATGAGATGAATAATCTTTTATTGTCATCTACGTCATCAACAAGAACTGTTGCAGTTGCACCAGAAGTTAATCCAGTGATAGTTTCTCCGACAACAAACTTAGCATCTGAATCTTCAAGGACAACATTATCTCCATCTTCATCTATAACAAAGTTGGTTGATGTTGTTTCTTGAACAAGATAGTTATTGACCTCACTGAAAGTAACCTCGGCACTTTCAAGAAACTGATAGTACGTTCTAATGAACTGAGAAAATACAGGATGGTCTGACTGAATGAATTCAGGCAGTTGGGTTCTGATTAAAGGTGATAACTTATTTGTTAGCGTATTGTCATCATACGACATTATTAGTACCCACTAGAAGTTGAAGCGGATGTAGATTCATATGATGTTGTTGTTGCGTAACCAACACCAGCAGATGCACCACCACCAGCAATTGTATCCTCACTTGAAGTGACCGTTGTATTTGCAAAGTCAATCTGTAAGATTTGATTTCGTACAGCAACAACGTCAGTTGAATTTGGTGTAACAACAACTCTAATCTTAGATGATGTTGTACCATCAACATTTGAAACAGATGTAATATTAAATGCAGTCAATATAATTTTACCTGTATTGTAATCAATCGTACCAGCGGTTTCATCTTTATATGTAATGGTTGTTCCGTCTGTGTAATAGAACATTCTGATTATGCCATTACCGTTATCATTGAGGAACATCTCATTTGAGTCACCAGAGATTGTAAATCCTGTCGATGAAACTACACCACCGTCTGAACTCATATGTCCAGTGTGTGGATTGTAAACCGCATTGTTAAATTCTAGTTCATACTTTGTATTTGTATTTAAGATTGGCGTAAAGGACTGACCAAGTTTTACTGTGGTAATATTAGATAGGATAGATTCATCCGTATCATCAATCAAGCCTGTAAGTTGTGAATGTCTAAAGACACCATCAAACCTTTGCAGATTATTCGTATCATAGTTTTGTAATGTTGTAGTAACATTACTTACCAAAGTCTCAGCAGTCTTAGTTGTATTCTTTTTATTGTATTTAAATGTAACCCCAAGTCTCACAGAAGTTGTAATGGGGTCAACAATAACAGGGGTCACGGATGCGATAGTATATTCGTTCTTCAAGTCTTTTACTATTTGTTCTTTTGCAGAAGCAGTGATAGAACCAGATGTTGGAACGATTGAAATATATGAACGACCATAAACAGGAGTTGAGTTATCTTCTCCACCCCATACCTGTACTGATTTTGTATTTGCGTAAACCTTTGGAATAATTGTTTTGTAATCTTCTGGTGTAACCGCACGACCTTGGGCTGCGTAATCAAGAGGTGCATTCAACTTGATAGACTGAATGGATTCTCTTTCTGCACCACCAGATGCAACGGACACTGTTGTTGTGGTAACATCAGTAACACTAGAGATTGCAGCGGTAGTTGAAAAATTCTTTGCACCATTAGATGCGGTCTTATTGGTTACAAGATATTCCATAACCACAACATTGTTATCAGACAATGCACGACCAACAATACCGTCACCAAAATAAATTTCAAATTGACCATCATCACACTCCTGTAAAAAATAAACATTTGATGTTGAACTTGCTTTAGTAATGTCTGTCGCAAGAGTGTATGTTGAAAAGTTTGATGCAGATGCATCAGAGAAAACTTGAACCCTTAAAGATGTTGTGTCTGCATTTTTATTTGTCAACTTAAATTTCTGGTCAACATTTTTTGTATCAACAACATATCTGTTCTTGACCATTGTGCCTTCATGAATAGGAACATTAGAAAAAGATATGACACCGTTAGCAACGGTGGTTTGATAATCTGACAATGTGCGGAATTGATATGATACGTCATCAACACTTGCAGTGAATACTGTATCTCTTGGAATGATTGCGGTTGTTAATGTTGACGGAAAATTATTTAATGTAACATTCACTGTTGCAGATGGAGCACGAACAGAGTTGGGTGTATATCCTAAAGTCTTTGCATGAGAAACAACTGACGCACGAACAGATGCGGTATCAAGAAACATTTCGTTTGCAGCCATGTTGACATTCATTGCAAGGTAATGTGTATTGTACGCAAGTACATCTAACAAGGCATTGATACCAGAACCCTCAAAGTCATAATCCGTAAACTCATTTTGATTCCGCATAAATGTTTTTAGATTTGATTTGATATCATCAAAGTCTAAGTCAGTTACATTTAATCTTTTATCTGTGGTTGCCATTATCGTATTCTCTCTAAGTTGAATGTCATGTCAACAAGCTCTGACGGAGAATTCTCTATATAAAATTCTACTGTTACCTCATACTGATTGTTGTCAAAGTTTGGATTGACCGCAACCTCAGCAAGTCTAACCCTTGGTTCAAAGTTTGTAATTGTATCTTC